GCCCGATCTTGTGGGCGATCATTTCCAAAGCCTCTTTGTCCGAATTGGTGAGGGACAACCAGTTCACGGTGTACTTCATCACGTTTTTAATGCGCTGGGTGTATTGCGCCTGTCTGGAAAAGTCCCCGTGGGTTTTTGCACGGGCCTCTAAAAGCTGATCTACGTTCATGCCGCACTCTCCTTCTTCACCTCGGCCAACATCCCTGTGAATATAGGCTCGTCTGATTTAATCTCGACGCAAGGCACCTGCCCCGTCGCCATGTCTGTGCCCGCTGCCAGCGTGATAAGCCGTGACGGGTTCAGCAGCAAACCTTTTGCCTTCAGGTCATCCATCAAGTCCTTCCAAGTTTGCTCCTGCATCTGCATCCATTCGCGCAGCGCTTTCACCTCGATAAACATGCGGCCAGAAGAAAGCTCCTGCCGGATAAGCAAGCTGCGGGTGGGCAATTTGATCGGCATCTGTTTCTGTCTTGGCACAAAGGGGCCGGGCATAATCAGCGTGCTCTGCAAGTTGTCAGAGAGGAAACGGGCCAGCATGTAGCTTGGCTCCTCCACACGGGCGCGGTAGGTGGCGGTCTCCTCACTGAACAGCCGCTCTTGAGCCCAGTCCATAACCCTGTCTGGGCTCAAGTCAAGCAAGCCAAGGTGCCGAACAACAAGCCCTGCGGCGGCCACACCTGCGAGCCAGCGGGCGGCAAAGCGCTGATCGGAAGCGAGATTGTGCTTCTTGATCAAGTCCTCCCTGATCTGGGGCACAAGCGCTTTCAGATAAGCCATATTGGCGGGTTGCAAAACCGAGCGGATGAACAGCTCTCCGGCAAAGCCCGCGTTGTCGTCCATGCTGTCCTTCAGGGCATCGCCCTTCCAGTGCGCGGCGTTCTTCGGGATGTCCACCACAAACTCGGCGATGCGGCCCGCCATGGCCTCCCCGTTTTTCGCGGCGCGCAGCGTGTCCACAAGGCTGGTGTTGGAGCCGGCAATCATAATGGTCTGCCACGATGCGCCCATGTTGACCAGCGTGCCGTCTGCGGCCCCGCGCTGCTTGTCCCGGCCTTCGGTGAATATCTGGATTTCCTCGCGCAGAATTTCGGGGTCGCGCTGGGTGTACTCGTCGCGTATTACCGGCAGGTTGCCCATGACACCTGTAACAATGCCGCGCGCCACGCGGGTGTCGCTGTTGGTCTGCTTCATGGCTTCCAGCCTGCCCCAGACGGAAGCGGCGGCGGTGAGCGCCGTGCTCTTACCCTTACCGCCTTGGCGGGAGATCAATGAAAGGATAGCGCCGCCTTCGGAGTGCGCCTGCCAGCGCATGAAGGGTGCCGAGAAGGATGTGAGCACGGCCAGACCTTGCGCCTCAAACCCCGGCGCAAACAACATATCCGCATTGTCCTTCCAGACGGCCATAGAGCCCCCCTTTTGCGGGCCCATGCCTTTGCTGCGGCGGCGCACCTCTTGCCCGCCGGTCGCTTCCTTGACCTCTGTGGCGGTGTACAGGCGTTGCCCGATCAGGAACGATTTCTCGTCATCCTTCCAGCCGAACTGGTCAAATTGTGTCTGGGCCCGCCCTGCGGCGTTTAACTGATCCATGCTCTCTCTCACATATTGCTTGAACAGGTCGGCGTTGTGCACGACGATGCCCCTGCCCATAATCTCGGCAATGCCTGACGAGCCGAACATTGTTTTCAAAGGGATGATAGAATGCTGCCAGCCTTCGTGGGGCGGCTTGTGCTTCAGCACGATGGAATGCTGCTCCGCGTTGAGCTCGCCCCGGCTGATGGCCTCCACAACCACGGGGTACTGGGTGATGCGCATGTGCACGTCTTTCCCGTCTTTCTCGCTCTTGAACACCAGCGCCCCGCCAATGTGGCAGAATGAGCCCACAACCGGCAGGGAGGCTTCCTCCTCTGCAAAGCTCTTGGCAAACTCAATCTGGGCAGGGGTGGCTTTGGGTGCGCCGCGCCCCAGCTCGACAGGGGAAGTGATCGTGCCGCGCAGGGGGCAGGACTTGCAGCGGTCGTTCAGCCCGTTAAAGTGTTCACAGGTGGTGGGGCCGGACAACGTTTTTGCGGCAGCAAGTTTTTTGTCGGTTTCAGCGGGATTGTAACGCTCATCTCCGGTGCTCCATTCGTGAGCGATCTCGTCTCCACCGTCACAAAATGCGAGAACGGCCAATCCGGCTTTCCACTCCGGTTCAGGCATGACGCCAAGGGTGTCACGGAAATGTCCAAGCTGTGCGCATAAGTCGGCAACTTGGTGGGGGTTGGAGGGGGTGCTTTCGTGCACATGAGCAAGGGCAGCAAGCTGGCCAGACATAGGCTTCGCATTGGGTTTTTCCTTTACAACGACTTTCAGCATCGAGAACGCGCTGATCGGGTGAGGCTCTACATCTCCTCCCCAATCCACCACTCTCGGAGCGTTTGCATCTTTGCGGTTATGAGCTCCCACAGGGCGCAGAATAGAAGCGCCGTCACTGGTACGGCTAGGATCAGCGCTGAAAGAATGAGCATTACACAATAGTTTAAGCGCCTTAGCATATGCCTCCCACTCCTTCAGGCTCAGGGCTTTTTGGAGCGGCCAATAAACATGCAGCCCGTATCCGCTTCCGACATATATTGGCTCGGGCAATCCAGCAGCAGCGCAAAAGGCGCGACATGCTGTGTAGGCCCGACCTGCGTCATCGTACCGCTTTCCTTCTCCTGCATCCACATCGAGCCACAACGACTGCACTGAATGGATGTTGTTTTTGGTGCGGCTGGTGGGCGAGATATACGACGCGCAAGCGTGGTAGACCGTATGGCCTTGAGCATCCAGCGCCAGAAGTTCATGGCTTAGTTCCTCCGGTGTTTTTGCCCAAACGTGCCGCTTTTCTGGGAGGACGAACCCGCACAACCACCCGCGCTCTGGAAGTATCCGGTTCAGGAATTGTACGGGAGGCGAGAGCGTCATTGAATAACCCCAGAATGTATGTTTTGCGTTTCATCATGCTCACCGAATGTGGCACCAGAGGCTTGCCCTCTTGCGCCGCAATGAATGCTTCCAGCCGTGCCAGACGGCTTTCCAGCTCGGGCATGTAAACGGTTAAGGGGACGCGCCCCTTAACCCAAGTGTTGGCTGCGGCGCGTGAGCGCCCCAGCCAGATTGAAAGGTCGGAGATCGAGAGCATACCTTCCGACATGCACGCGCGCAACCTTTCTGCGAAGGAAAGTATGTCTCGCGTCATTTTAACCTACCGGCAGCTTGAGAGCGTTGGCAAGGGCGGACTGCAACGCGCTGTCAAGAGCGGGCGCGGCAACCATACCGAAACCCGATACCCGGGCGGGGGCAGGAGCCGGGGGGCGATCCCTACGCAGGAATTCCGGGATTTCCTCGGCCACTTCCTCAACCACGGGCTCGGGCGCGGCGGCCTTTGCGCGGGTACGCTTCGGGGCGAACGCCTCAACTTTAGCAGACGGTGCCGATGTCGGCGCGGGGGCTGGGGCAACAAAAGGTGCCGGGGCAGCAATGGCCGGAGCGGCCTTCGGTGTGGGCAGAGCGCTTGCAACCACATCATCGCGGCCCACGATTGCTGCGGTCTTGTCGGAACGATCCAGCTCCTCAAGCAACCCGCACACGCGCTCGTCAATGAAGCTGGTCGGCTCAAAACTGAGCACGCCTTGGCTTTCAAACGAAACGCGGGTCACGACATCCGATGGCTCGGCGGGGCGGGAACCCAAAGACATGCCGCTCAGAGTGCGGGCGTAGGCCGCAAGGTTCTTCAATGAAGCCGGAGGAATGCGAAGCAGGAACACCATATCGTTGCCCAGCTCAGGCACAATCACGGCGATCTTCTTGGCGTCGTTGCACGCCTTGGTCTGCTTGCCCGTCATCTGCGATATGGCGGAGCCCCAAGCGTTCATAGGGCAGGTCGAGCAGACAGCGTTCTGTGGCTTGGTCGCCTGTGAAGACGGGCCAACACCATTGTCAGAAAAGCAGGTTGGGCCAACATTTTCGGCCTTCGGGTCATACTTGCCTTCGTAATAGACCTTGGAGATTGCAGGGTTCACGTCCGCAATCACGACTTCCAGATACAGCTTGTCGTGCTGTTTCTCGTTGCCGCCCGCATCCACCAAAGTGAAGCGGTTGTCTTTGATCGACACATGCGGGGGCATGTTGCCACCGATGCCCTGCACAACGGCAGCGGCCAGACCGCGTGACGCGCGGTTCAGAAGGTGGGCGGGGATTGCTAAATTGCTCATGATGGTTTCCTTATTTGGACTTCAGTGAAGAGGGTTACATCAACCCCCGGAGGAGGCACATTGTTATGGGCCTCCAAGTGCTCAACGACAGCCTCTTTCGACACCGCCGCCGTGAGATAGTTAAATTTGCCGGTGTTCAGGACATACTCGAACAGAGCGTCCCGATCCACTGTCTTGACGGACATGCTTTGCTTTTTGAAAGCGGTGCCGTGCTCGCCCTTCATGCTGGAAACGCCAGCGGCGTTCAGAGCTTCCATAAGGGCATTCTCGATGGCGGTCATGGCCTCGTCATAAGGGGCAAGGGCGGCCTTCTGTTCTTTTATCAAACCTGCCTTAAAGTCGCGCAGTTTGATATATAGGGCAATCAGTTCGTCGGGGGTCACGGTCTACTCCTCTGCTAGTTTCAGCACGAGACCTTGCATGGTCTCGTTGCTCTCCAACCTTTTATAAATCTCGCGCTCGATTGGCGAAGCGGCGATCTGGACAATGGTTCGCTTGTGTGTTTGCCGTGGCCCATTGATCCGCTGGTTCGCCTGAATATAGTCTTCGGTCTTATCCGTAGGGGCAAACCAGATGATTGTTGCTGCGGCGGTCAGGTCTAAGCCTCTCGCAATCGGGCCGGGGTGTGCGATAAGAACACGCGGCACCCCCTCTTGAAAATCAGCAACGCGCTGATCGGCCTCTTTGCTCGGGACTTCCCCATTTACCATGACGCAAGTATATGTCTTCGAAAGCTCTTTGTAAAGCAATGTTATTACGCTTGTCAATGGTGCGAAGATGATAATTTTACGCGGCGCTTCTTCCATAACCTCGCGCAGCACCTCGAAGCGCGGCTTGGCGTCAATCAGGTGCACGTCGTGATCGGAGTTATAGATGGCCCCACAGGCAATCTGGATCAATTTCCACCGCAAAACGCCCTCGTTCACAGCGGTGATAGGGGTTCCCGTGCCCATTTGCATTCGCAGCTCACGCTTCATTTGCTCATAGGCTTTCTTTTGCGCGGCGGACAGCTCGGCGTCTTCCTGCATCACCACGCATGGCGGTGCGTCAAAGCAATCATCCTGCGTGAAGCGCACGCTTGGGCTCAACAACTTCTTCGCCTGTTCAGCCGCGCCGGAGCGCGGCACCCATTTGAAGTTGGTGATCTGCATCATGATGCGTTGTTTGTAGCTTGTCAGTGTCTCGCCATAAGCGTTGTTCACGAGCTTGGCTTGCCCGTAGGCGTCAAGGGGGCCGTTGCTGGTTGGCGTGCCGGTCATCATCCAAAGGTAGGGCCGGTTCTGGATCAGGGCGCGGGCAACCTTGTGTCGGCGCGTTGACGGGTCTTTGTAGGCGCTGGCTTCGTCCACCACGACGAGCTTGATGTCTTCGCGCTCAGACAGTTCTTTCGCCATGCCTTTGAGAACGACCGAACGGTTCGTTTCGGCGCCGGTGCCCAGCCCGTCAAAGTTTATGATGTAAAAGTCCGCTTCCTGCTTCAGCAGCTCAAGGCGCTTTTCAGCCGATCCGTGCAGCACGATGCAGGTGCGTTTGCCCAGAAAGTGTTGGAAGACAGCGTTGGCCCATGTGCGCTTGAGCGTGCGCAGCGGGGCAATAATCAGGGCGCGAAACTTTTTTCCGCGTCGCTCATGTTGTTCCATCAGATAATCCGCCGCCCAGAGTGCGCTCAGGGTCTTGCCCGTGCGCATTTCAGACAGGTTGAAGCAGCGGGGGTTCAGGGCCATGAAGTTTGCCATGACGCGCTGGGCATGGTGCGGGCGCTCGATCTGGGGGCCGTGCGGCCAGCTATACCCGTAGTCCATCGGCGCAATGGTCGGCACCCCGACGCGGGTGAGCTTTTGGAGATTGTTCAGGGTGCATGGTATGCCCACATGGTTGCTCGGCAGGAGCTTGCCATCGGGGAAATGCTCAAGCACAACTTGGGGGTGCGCCGTGGGGTACACGGCGACGTTCAGCTTTTCGTCGTAGAACATGTGTCGTCCTTATTTGATGAGGGCTTTCACCGTTTCACACCCCAGAGAATTTTCAAGGCATACGCCTCCACCTGCTTCTGCAATGTCGCGCATGATGCACTCTTGTCGGGGCGTGACTTTGCGTACGCCCTCTCGTTTCGTCTCGATCCCGTAGAATTTGCCTTTGTGGCAGACCAGAAAGTCAAGCGTCGCAGCGCCAAAGCCCGACTGCACAGGCATGAAATAATACGCCCCGATCTCTTTCAGATAGCGCTTCACCGCAGCCTTGACGTTGCTCTCGTTCATTTCATGATCTCTTTCGCTTGATTGAGGGCGTCAATGGCAATCTTGTTCCCAAAGCTGTTGCCATACCTATCGCCGTTGCCAAGACGGGCCAGTTTTTCCAGCGCCTCTTCCATCACTGCAAGCCCGTTACTTTTCCTTTCCGTGCTAAATACTTGGCCCTGTTGCGCTTGCGTCTCGCTTCACGCGCGGCGGCATTGCAGACGTTGAAAAGGGTCGTGCTGTGCCGCCCAAACCAGCGGCCTATAGTCTCATAGTTGTGTTTCGCGCGCCCGTCGGCTCGTTTTTCGGCGCGAAGCGTGTGGTAAAGCGCCTCGCGGCACTGGGCCAAAACCTGCGCCCTACCCGGGCCCAAAACATCGGCTGGGTCTAAAAGCCGGGCCCAGCACTCTTTCACAATGATTTCCCGAATGCGCGGGGGCACTGCGCGCTCGGCGAATATCCCTTTTAAAAGCTCAGGGCTGTTCATTCGGCCCTCTTAATGCAACGGGGGTTTTCCCATAGAGCTGGTAATGCGCCGCGTTGCGCGTCTTCCGTTTCGCCTGCACCTCCGGACTGCAAGCGATGTTGATTGTGGTGTGATCCCGGTCAAACCACCGGCCAATCGTCGGGTAGCTGAATTTGGCTTCGCCGGTTTCAAGCACCTCCGCGCGCAGGATCAGATAAATCTTCCTGCGGCATTCTGGCAGCGGTTTAGCCCGGCTCGGGCCCAGAATATCTTCGACATGCACAAACTGCTTCGCACATTCCTTCTCAATAATGTCGCGCACGCGCCACGGTACTGCCCGGTCTGCATAGATTTGTTTCACATGGCCTGGGTTTCTCATAATCCCTTCCCTTCTTTTGGCGTCGGCTTGATTTCTGGCTGTGTCATGGCTTGTCCTCCAACCCTTCGCCCTCGGTGAATGTGCGGGTGATCTCAAGGCAGGAAATACGCCAAAATGCTGCAAATTTATCCGCATCTTGGCGTGATTTCCATGCTGTGACATTATTTTCTGGGTAACAATTCACCCAAAACGTAACCGTGTGAGTCTTTTTGACTTCGATTAGGTCGCAATAGCAATCGCCATCAAGATAAAACTTTCCATCTAAGGTGTGTGCAACAAATTCCCACTTGCCTTTTGGTGTTTTATATGCCCCATGAATGGGAAATTCTCCACCAGCATCATCGCAATAATTGCGGTATTCCGAGCCATCTCGCAGGGTGTAGGTTTTGTTTTTAAAGTCTAATTCCATGGCTTATTCTCCTCCATTGGTAAATAATCAATCGATACAATCATTGCCGTGTCTCCGAACCAGAAACAAATGCGCCATCAAGATCGCCAAAAGCAATAAAAAGAATGTTGCTTTTCGGGATGTAAAGCCCGTCGTTTACATAGCACCCATGCAGTTCAACCCAGTCGAAAACTTCCCGCTGTGAACCTTTATTTTCCGTGTCGATGTACCCAAGCCCGTTGACTAAATAAATTCTCATTTTCATGCGTTGCTCCTCGCAGGATTATGTTTACATGTTTTGACGCTGCACCATCCGCACAATGGGCTGGAGTTTGCAGGCCACTCAGCCCCAGCCGCTTCGGTCTGGTGCATCTGGTTCACGAGCGTCTGAATACGCTCGAATGTTTTGGGCGCGGGCGTGCGCAGGTCATAAACTTTCCCGATCCGATCTTCTTTCAGCCACGCATAAGCCCCGCTCATGCGCTTGATCTCGGGAAAGTTTGCCAACACCAGCAGACCATGCCGCTCCAATTCGTCCTTATCCTCGCGCGGTTTGCCTGTCTTCCAGTCCAGAATAAAGCCCGCATCATTTTCGGTCTTGAGCACGTCCACCTTGCCTTTAAAAAAGCAATCGGCAGCTCGAAAGCCTGTAGGTTTCCCGTTGATTGTCATGCCCAGCGAAAGCTCAGCCTTGCAGCCGTCGCCCAGCGCCGTGAGATATTTCCCGAATTTTGCCATGCCTTCGGGCAGGGGCGCGGCCTCGTTGATTGCCAGCTCAAGCGCTTTGTGCACCTCGTTGCCCCACTTGATTGCTTCTGTCTCCACATAGGGCTCGTCACGGACGACATACTTGTGGAAAGCCTGCTTAGGGCAACGCTCGTAGACAGAAAGGAACGAGTGTGAGGCAACGGGGATTTTACGCATATCAGTCTTTCTTCTTTGTTTTCTTAGACTTACCGGCTTTACTTAAAGCAATAGCTACGGCCTGCTTTTGCGGCTTGCCCGCTTTCATTTCCGTTTTGATGTTTTCGGAAACGGTCTTCTTCGATTTCCCTTTTTTCAATGGCATGACACCCTCACTTCTCGTATCGGTCTGCATATCCGCCCTCTGCATCAAGCGGTATGCCCGGCAGCCATACCGGCTCGGCCCGCATGATATCCACCAGCTTGGCGAAGTCCTCCGCCGCTGTCTCGTGCCGCACCAGCACGACCACCTCATCATGCGTTGTCAGCACGATCTTGTAGCCTGCCAGCGTCATCTTGATCATGGCCTGCGACATGACCACGCGCGCCATGGCCTGCACCACGTTCTCGACCAGCGTGCCGCCCCAGATGCCTACCCAGCCCTTGCGGGTGCGCCGTTGCCATTGCCGCTCGATAGGAGCCCATCGCAGCTCATAAAAGATCGGGGCGTTGTTTGGCAAGATGATCTTGCCCTTACACACCTTCAGCGGGCCCCAATTCAGAACCGCGTCAGCGCGCGCCGCATTCATGTGCAGCAGCACGTCGTCGCCCTGCTGCCAGTATTGTGTGACCTTCGGGTGCGACTGTCTATAAGTCTGAATTGCCGTTTGTGCTTCGTGCGGTTCCAGCAGGATCGGAGCCCCGCCCAGCGCCCCCGCGCGGCATGTGCTTTGCAGTTTGTTCGCGCCCATACCATACCCACAGCCCAGCTCCAGCACCTTGCCCAGATGACGCTCAGTCGGGTTGTCCTTTTTGTTGATCGGGCGGCCATAGAAGCGGCTTGCGCCCTCCGAATAAAGGTCTCGGCCCGTGGCGAACGCCCCCACAATATCCATCTGCCCGGCCACATAATTGAGCACGCGGCATTCAATCTGGCTTAAATCTATGACGGCTAGCTTCCACCCGTCAGGAGCGCGCAGAGCTTTGCGCAGATCGCCACCTCTCGGGAAGTTTTGAAAATTAACTTTATCTCCACCAGACCATCGGGTTGTGTGTGCCCCACAATAAGTGAGGTAGACGGGCATTGCACCTCTGCCAGCCAT